GCTTTTTTGACGGAAGCCGAAGTCACCGGGTGGTTGGTCGCGGTCGTCGCGCTGGGCGTGAGGTCGGCGGTGAAAGGCCCGCCACCCGCGCAGGGCGGAGTCTGGAACGGCCCGCAGACGAAAGCCGCGGGAACGAAGACGGCAAACGCCACGCGCTCTTCGGCGCGGATCGTGATCAGGTTACGGACGAAATCATCCTCGTTCTGGAAAGCGATCTCGACCACGACGGTCTCGCGGTCGAATAATGCGCACTGGCCAGGGAATGCGCCGACCAGGAAATCGCCGGTCGTCAGGTTGGGCGTAGTGACGACAGGCAGTCCCCAGAGGCGCATGATACCGTCCTGTTGCGGGAACCGGTCGTTGAGCACATAGGAGCCGAAGCTCGTTTTGAGCATCTCCATTTTGGCTTCGTCGGTGGGATTCAGGATGATGTTGGTCGGGAAATAGAATTGATTCTCGATGTGCGTGGCGGCGATGTTCAATTCGTCGATCGAGTTGTAGGTGTTGCCGGTGGCGGGCATGGTCCAGAAAGTGGCGAGCTTGGTCGCCTGGTTCATCAGGCCCCAGAGATGGCCGGCCGTGTTGTCGCCGTAGAGGATTTCCTTATCCTCTTTGAGCAGGCATCCCAGGTTCACGCGTTGCTCGATGGTCGTCATGATGAAGGGCACATCCATGGCCATCTGGCGCGACACTTTGACGAAATTGGCGATAGTGCGCACGGGCGCGGTGTATTCGGTGTACGTGACGCCGGTCTGGTTTTTCTTATCGCCCTCGTTGACCTGGTAATCGGCCATGGGCGCGGTCCACAATTCACGGACATACTCGACGGCGTTGGTGCCATCGAGCGGAATGACGGGCACGATATCGCGCATGATGAGCGGCGGAAAGGCCTGCGGAATGACGCCCACGCGGTAGGGGAAGATCGGGTAGGCGCCCGCGGGTGGCGTGATGGCGATGGGTCCGCCCTCAATGATAGTGGTGGCCGCTTTGGTGGCTCCCGGCCGCAACCGCACGCCTTTGAGCGTGACTTGCATGTTGATGCGGCCGTTGAAACTGGCCTGCTTGAACTGGTCGCTCGCCACGACCATTTCGGAAAGCGTCAGCGGTGCCTGCGGTAAAGCAAGCTGGCCGCCGCCGCCGATCGTGCCCGGCATACGGGACTGGCGTTCGGCGAGACTCTTGTAGCGCGCTTCCATCTCATCGAAGCCCTTATTCATGGCGGCATCGAGCTTGTCCAGTTTTTCGCGCGCCTCGGAATCGGTGTAGCCCTTCTGATCGCGGATGGAAATACCTTCTTTCAAGGTTTCCATCCATTCTTTTCGTAGACGCTGGATGACTTCCAGATCGTCCGGCGTGAGATTCGGTGCTGACATTTAGCGTTGCTCCATCTGCGCGAGTAAGCCGCGCAACAATCGATTGGGTGGCGTGTCGCCGGGCATCCCACGCGGTGACCACAAGCTTCGTTCCGTTATCGCGCGCACCAGGCGGCGAGACTCGGCCCGCGAGATATCGGCCTCGCGCAGATATCTCTCGAATTCCCGAACACGTTTGACGTCGTTCACATAAGCTTTGGGTTGCGCCGGAAACGGCGTCAGCGACGCTTCCCAGAGGTCGATTTCCTTGAGCGTGCGGCTCGCATTATCGTCGGAGTAGTCCCAATCGTTGGCGGTGAAGCCGATGGACATGCCCACGCGGTAATCGAGCGCGGCGGCTCCCTTGAGCAGCTGATAGGCGTCCTGGCCCGCGGTGTTTTGGAATAACTGGCCAGTGAGCGCGAGCCCCTTGCCGTCCTCGGCGAGCGACGTCGAGAGCCCGATCCATTCGCCGTCGTCATGGTTGTAGAAAATGGGGATCTGGCCGCGCTTTTGGGCGATCGACTGCGCGAACGCGCCCGGCTGGATCTTATCACCCTGCAAATCTTTGGCGTACGCCGAAGCGTAACCCGAGAATACGCCGTTCTGGTCGGTCTTCAATTCGCGCAAGCTGACATAGACGTAGCGCTTGGTTTCGAGCTCGAGCGCGCGGGCGAGCGCGCCATCGGTCGAGCCTACGCTCGCGAGTTCCGGCACGTCCTTGCCGCTATCGTCGATGTGGTTGGCCAGGTGGTTGTAAACCGCTTGGCGGTCGTCGGAGGAAAGCGAATGGCCGCCGCGGCCGCCGTTGAGCGCGGCAATACCGGCGGAACACGCGCGGGTGTTGGCCGCGCCGATCGTGCCGTCCGACGAAACCATGTGGTGGGGATACGAGTAGGCGCCCTTGGTGGTGGGATCGGCATCCGGATCCTGGTAGGCGAACATCTGCTTGTAGTAACTCTCGTCGGCGCCGCTTTTGAGGTTGGCGACGTTGTCGGCGGCGCTCCACGGTTCGTCGGTGGTATCGGTCGTGTGCGAACGGATAGCAGCCATATTCATTTACTCCTTGGCGGGCGATGGCATGGAAGGCATAGGCGCGCCGGGCGCCGGCGCCGGCACGGGCGGATTCTGGCCAGGAGGCGTCGCCACCATGTTGAGCGGCGTCATGTACGTATCGCCGCCTGCGTAGGTGTTGGAATCTTCCTGGCGAAGCACATCGTTCGGTGACAGCCAGCCCCATTGCCGGCCGATGGCGTAGGCATCGTACCGGGTCTTGATGTCGCCGCGCTCGAAAGCGTCCATGTCGAAGCGCCACTGGTAATTGGGCTCGAGCAGCACGCGCGCGATCGCCTGCTCGAGGCAACGGACATACGGCAGCAGCGTATAGCGGACGAATTCAATCGACTGCTGCTCGACGCTCGCATACGTGGGCTTGTCCATGGCGCCGATCAAATGCGGCGGCACGCCGAAGATGCGCGCAATCTGTTCGACCGAAAACCGCTGCTCTTCGATGTACTGCATCTGCTCGGGCGGCATGGAGATCGGCGTATACTTCATGCCTTCCTCGAGGATCGAGACACGGCCGGCGTTGCCGGGACCCGCATGCAGCGTGTTCCAGCTGTCGCGGATGCGGTCTTTCTGTTCCGGCTTGAGCACGCCCGGATACTCGAGCACGCCCGACGGCTGCCCGCCGTTCGAATAGAGCGCATTGGCGAAGGTGGCCGAAGCGTTGGCGAGCCCGATATTCAACTGGTGATAGATCAGTACGGGCAGTCCAAAATAGCCGTCCATGGTGAAAATCCGGAAGTGCATGATTTCCTGGTCGGTGAACACATTGAACTTGCCGCGGAGGTCGGAATAGTAATAGCTGAACGTGCCGTCGAGGTTCAGCACCATGTGCACGCGCGCCGGATTGAGCGGCCAGATGCCGAGCACTTCGCCGTCGAGCCGGTCGACCCAGGTGTAGCCGTTGCCGTAGAGAAGCAATCCAAGCAGCGTCGGTTGCAGCCATTGCTGCAAGGCCATCATCGGATTCGGCGATTGCGTCAGCAGCCGGTAGAGCGGGTGCTTGGCCGCCACCTGTTTGCCCGTGGGCGTGATCTCGTATAACTCGGTGGGCAGCGAAGCAATCGAGGTCGAGATGAGGCGACAGCAGGCCCAGACCGCGGCCGAGGCGAGCGCGGCATTAGCCGCCGGCGAGATGCCGACGACGCCCGGCATGGTGTTGACCGGGGTGCCGGCCTGGATGTTGGACGTGCCGACGGTCTGGATTGGCGTGCCGTGAATGGCCTTCTGCTCCGCGGGTTCGATGACCTCTTCCCGCTGGCGCGGCAATAGCGCGGTGACGATGCGACGCTCGGACTGGTCGAGAAACGCGTTGATGCGCGTGATCAGATTGCCCATATGCCCCGCTCCGCATACGCCTGAGTTCCGGCCGACCGCTGCATCATGCCGCGGTGGATGCACATTAACAGAGCGATGACGCCGTCAATCTTTTTCGCGTCGTCGTCTTTGGTCGGCTTCATGAGATCGCCCGACCGCTCGGCTTTCACGTTCGCCATCATCCAGGCGAGCACGGGATCGCCGTCATGCCGGATCCGGCGGGAAAGCACCAAGCCCTCGAGTTCCACCATGGCCGGATGCATGTTGGGGGCGTTCTGCCGCACCTCGACCGGCTTCCGCACGCCCGATTTTTCAATGTCCTGGATGAGCGGGCCCGCGTGATACGGATCGAGCGCGATTTCACGGACGTCAAACCGCGTCGAGATGTCGCCCAATGCCGCCACCAGGTAATCGAAGTCCGTGATATTGCCCGGCGTGGCGGTCAGCCGGCCCATGGTTTCCCAGGCCTGGAAATGCGAATTCTCGGCCTTGTTCACGGTCTGCTCGGGCAGATAGTACGATCCGAATACGGCCCACCAGTCACGTGCCTCCGCCGGCGGAAACGCGACCACCAGGGCGGCGATATCGTTGCGCCACGCGAGATCGATCCCCACATAGCAGGGCGCGCCGGCGAAATCCTCAATCTCGAGCTCCGGATCGGCGCACTTCTCCCAGGCGCCCGCCGGCAGCCAGGCGATCGCTGCATTGACCCAGATGTTCAGGTGCTTGGTGAAGAACGCCGCCTGCTCGGAGGGCATCTGCATGGCGCGTTTCGCGTCCATGCGCATACCGCCCGGCTGTACGCTGACGCCGTAATTGGGATTCGCCTTGATCCAGGTGGCTTCGTCCCAGGGATCGTCTCCGTCATCGGCCGTATAGACGATGCCGAAGTAGGAATCGTCCTCGATGCGTCCCTGCAGCAGCTCGAGCACGTAGTTGCGCTGGTCGTAGCAGACGCTCGCGCGATTCAAACCGGCCGTGGTGATGGCCCAGATCAGCGGCTGGGTCCGCGAA